TTACCTCTATCAATACCATCGCGCGCCAATTTTAGACGTGTATAATAACCATTATTATCAAATGTATGAATTGAAGAAACTATCAAATATCGGCCGGAAAGCATTTCATCTCGCTCAGCGCTTTCAGATCCTGATCTTGGAATTACAATTCCAATCTGTCTACCTGGAAGAAGCCTTGGATCGCCATGAACTTTAACTATGTGTTCTATTTGACCGAGATTGGAAATAATTGATCTTTTTTGCGCGCCAATATACGGCATATGCATATGAATATTTACTTCATCTTTATCAGACATTGCCTGTCTATTTACTGCATAAAATAAGTTATGAGCGTCAGGAGAGTTTGTATAATCTACTCCTGATACAGAAAAATCTGGATGCATAATAAGATCTTTATCCATTGTCTGGATGTCGTCTCTCATTGCATTAAAATCTTGAAGTTGGTAAGACTTTGAACTCCAATCTAATATATGAGTACGTGTAGCATATGAACCATCACGAAAACCTTTGTATGGAGAAAATCCAAGATTAGATGAAATTTCTAAAACCCGCAATCTTTGCTCTTCAAATGAAGCATCAGTCATAGCATCACTTCTTAAGAAAAACGATTGTGTATAAATATCAGCCTCTTCAGTCGAAATCATATTATTGTATGAGTTAAGAATAGAATTGCCACCAATAAAAGTTTCATAACAAAAGAAAGGAGATCCATTTGGCGCTGCGGTTTTTGACAGCATTTGCATAATAGCTTCTGAATATGTTTGCTTAGTTGGAATATACGTCATTACACCAGTAGACAAAGTATCACCGACTAAAAGCTTAAATGAGTTATTATCGGGTCTTAAAAAATCATTATAATCAACAAGTGTTTTATCTAAGTCGTCAACTCCGCATTCTTCGTATAATCTCTTTAAAATATCTGAAGGCTGACCTTTCATTACATGTTGAACTCGTCTCATTTTAGAAACTAGCCCAAAAGCAGAAGTGCATCGCAGTGTATATGCTTGAACATCTGGCTTAGGTCTTGCAAATAAAGGTATGTCAATAATATACCAATCAGATTGCATGTCTTCAGCTTGGCCGTCGCCGTCTAACTGTTTACGAAGAATAACAGATAACTTTTCATTACCAGTAATATTTAATTCTTCAAATAAGTTAATGCCATCAACGATTCTAAATTCTCCAATCATAGCTTGTTGGAAAATAGATTCAGTGATCTCAAAAGTATCTACAAGTTGGGTAATATCTCTTTCTTCTCCTTCAGCAGAGAAAATTCGAATCTCCATGCGGAAGGCACCTGGATTACCAACACCTGTAGAATTAGTAGGATGTAGACCTGATTGCTTCATTGATTAATTAACTTCTTATATGCTCTAGAAAATTCTTCAACGAAACCTTTTTTTAACACTTTGATTTGTTGTTTTGAATCATTAAGTTTTTCCTCATACTCGCGGTGAGTAACTTCAAATACTTCAGTTTCGCCTTTAGAATAAAGTGTTCTTGGAATTTCCATTCCGTCAATATCTTCGTAATGATGAGCAGCATTTATTTGATCTTCAACTGAAAAATCATAAGATGTAGATTTTACCCATTTGCTACCAGAGGTTTGCCCAATGATTTCCGAGTCTTGAGAAAAGTTTCCTGTAGAGTTTTGAATCTCAAATCGATTCATAAATACGTCAATTTCAGAAATTGTAGCAGTGTTTCCTGAAGTATTGCCAGTAATTTGCTCACCAACAACCCAATTCTGATCGAGAACTAAATGTTTATCGCCCGTATATCCAGAATTAATGTAACCAGTAATAAAAGTTTTTGTGTACTTTTCTGTTATGAATGTTTGAAGCTCGTTATATTCTTTTGGCCACGCGTGTAAACCTTCATATAAGTGTTCATTAATAATAAAAAAAGTCCAAAAATATTCTGGAGTATCATAAAACATTTCCGAAATTTGGTCGGGTCTTTCATTCTCTTGAATTTCATATAAGGTATAAGCCATTGCGTCATCAATTTGAATATCAGCTCGAACATTACGAAAAATATCAATGACCAAAGTGCGAGAATTTGGATCGTCTTGAAAATTATACGATGTCAATGGAAAGTTTTTAAAATAATGAGGCATTATAATAGTCCTCTAATATCTGCTTGTGTAAGAACGCGAGTCTCTTGGAATGTAAGCGAAATATCAACCTCTGTTGGAGCGTCATCTCTATGATGTAAGTGACCAGAACTATTGAATGACGTTTGAAAGTTTGTTAGATAGCTTTCATAAATTTGAGGATAAAAGCTATTTGTATCTCCTAAATGATTCTTAAATTGAATTTTCCACTTGGCGGGGTAACTTAATAGATAACCCTGTCCTGCTGTATCAGCGTACATAAGTTCTCTAAAAAGGTTTTGAATTTCTTTAATTGTTTTAGAGTCATTTTGATTATCTGGTACTAGCTTAAAGTTAAATACAAAAGAACGAATATTCATGTTTTGGAAAGCAGTAGTGGTATTTGGATTGATTGCAATAGATTTTGACTGCTGATAAATATCAGAAACTTTATCTGCTCCTGGAACCATCGCGGCATTTTGAATCATTTTACCTGCCATAATAGTTCTTAAATCAGAGTTTGAATTCGCTGCAGAAGTTGCTCTATCTAGCACGTTTTGAACAGCTGCTGAGTCAATACCACCAGAAATGCCAGCAGCAATATCTGCTCCAAGTGGGCCCATATCGAATGTTGAGTAACCAGCACCATCGGCAAAAGAAATGCCTGGTGGCATATATAAAGCACAGCTACCTATAGATCCTCCGCTTTTATCATATGCAGTAAAAGCTACAAATCCCGCGCCTGAAGTTTGTAAATTACTTGGAAAATTTAAGGATGTTTTATACGTGGGTGCCATTCCAACCTCAGTTATAAATATTGTTGAATGTAGTTATGATTATTTATAAGGCAAAATGGCAAAGACTTACAAAGGCAAATACACAATTAAAAAGCCTAAGAAATATCTAGGAGATCCAACAAAGGTAACCTATAGATCTCTTTGGGAACGTCAGGCTTTTAGATGGTGTGAAGGACGCGATGACGTAGTTGGTTGGTCGTCCGAAGAAGTTGTAGTACCATATGTATGTCCTACAGATAAAAGAGCTCATCGGTATTTTATTGATCTTAAGATAAAATTTTCAAATGGCAGAATTGTTTTGGTTGAAATCAAACCAAAGAGACAAACTGTGCCTCCTCAAAAACCTAAGCGTCAGACTAAAAAATATTTGACTGAGGTAATGACCTATGTTAAAAATGAAGCAAAATGGAAAGCCGCAACTAAATATGCAAAAGATCGTGGTTATCATTTTGAAATCTGGACTGAAGACACTATGAAGCAATTAGGCATTAAACTCCTGACTGGATAATATAAATAGTATTATCAAACTAAAAAGTAGGAATTATGGCCAAATCATTTTTCACAGACCTCGCTGCAAAAGCTTTTCGCGCTGGTGTTACACCTCGCACCGATCAGTCACGTCAGTGGTTTCGTAATGAAGTGAAAAATATAACAGTGAATTGAAAAAAGAAATAAAGCTCGAATTGGATCTATGTACATGTACTTCTATGATCCAAAACATAGAGAAACATTACCATATTACGACGTGTTCCCATTAACCATTATGGTTGAACCAGTTCCAGGTGGTTTCTATGGATTAAATCTTCATTATCTTCCATTAGCTTTAAGAGCAAAATTGTTCGATCAATTGATCGATCTGACCAACAATAAGAAATACGACGAATCAACTCGATTTAAATTAAGATATGACTTATTGAAATCAGCATCAAAGCTAAGACTTTTCAAACCATGCTTCAAACATTATCTCTATTCTCAAATTGAAGGTCGTGTTGCGATGGTTGATGCCCCCGCGTGGGAAATGGCTTTATTTCTACCAACAGAGCAATTTAGAAAATCTACAAAGAGTGCTGTTTGGAAAGATTCCAGACAAGCTATAAGAGGATAACCCATGCCGTTTCAGAATCCAGTTGATGACATGAAAGCAATTGTTGGTAATCAGGGCGGATTTGCTCGTACCAATTTCTTTGCGGTTACCTTTAATGGGCCGGCATCTATTGGTAAACCTGATCCAGTAATTGTAAATGCTCTTTGTGAATCAGCTCAATTACCAGGTCGTTCAATTTCTACCTTTGAACATGGAATGACAAAACACGCAATTAAAAGACCTTACGGTTATATCAATGACGATGTTACGTTAACTTTTTATGTTACAAACGATTTTTATATTAAGAAGCTTTGGGAACAATGGTTAAATACCGTAATTAATGATGTAAATGATAAAGTTGGATATAGAGATGATTATGCTCAAGATATAGTTATTTCAGTACTTAATTTAAATCATAATGAAATACACCAAGTAACTTTAACAAAAGCTTACCCAATTACAATTAATGCTATTGAATTGAATAACGGTTCTGAAAATGAGATAATGAGATTGACTGTTACTTTGACTTATGAAGATTATACAACTAAGTCAAATAATTTCGAAACAGTATCTTCAATTCCAGATTTCAACTCAGCATTAACAATTCCAGCTGGTGGTATTTCTTCTCTACCATTTAGTCCTTTTGGCGATATTTCAAATCAGTTAAACTTTACTTCTCTTGATAGTTTGAAAGGTGCTTTGGCTGGTTCGTTAAACGGCGCTTTGGATTCTATTCAAAATAACATTACAGGATCAATTAAAGAAGTTATTACATCAATAACAAGACCAATAACATCATCAATTAATACAGTAACTAATTCAATTACCGGTGGATTCAACCAGATTGTTGGTACTCTTTCTGGTGGTGTGAATGGTATAATAAATAGCTTTACTGGTAGTATTACCAGTGCAATTGGAGGCATTTTAAATAACCCAGCATCTCAAATAGCTGGTAATATTTCAAGTGGAATCAATGGCGTGACTAATAGAATTTCGTCCGGTATACGCGGACTATTTGGATAATATAATAGGAGTATATAATGGCTTTACCTAGAATTGATTCACCAAAATACGAGCTTAGAATTCCAAGCAATGGTGAAGTAGTGGAATATAGACCATACCTCGTGAAGGAAGAAAAGATCCTCATGATGGCTATGGAAACAAAAGATCAGCAGCAAATGATTCGTGCTTTGCGTGATGTGATTGCTGGTTGTACTGAAGGCAAGGTTCAAGTTGACACCCTTGCTATGTTCGATTTAGAATATGTCTTCCTTAAGATTCGCGGTAAATCCGTGGGTGAAACTACTAAGGTTGGTTTGAAATGTTCTGAATGCGGGCATAAAAACGAAGTAGAAGTTAATCTTGACGAAGTTGAAGTTCAAGGTGAAGTAAAGAAAAGCGCTAAAGTTGCTTTGACCGATAAGGTTGGTGTAGTACTCAAGTACCCAACAGTAAAAGGAATTCAAAAGCAACTTGGCAAACAGGGTGGATCAGATTCTGAAGTAACAATGGCAGCAGTAGCAAGTGCTATTGAATCTATTTACGACGAAAACGATGTTTACTCTACTGACGATGAAAAAGCTGAAGATGTGGTTAACTTTTTAGATTCATTGACATCATCTCAATTCAAAATGATTTCCGGATATTTTGAAGATATGCCAAGACTAAAACATGAAGTGAAATTTAATTGTGCAAGTTGTAAGACTGAAAATAGTCAGACCTTGGAGGGTCTAACGAATTTTTTCTAGTGGCTCTCTCACATGACTCATTAGAGAATTATTATAAGACTAATTTTGCTTTAATGCAACACCACAAATATTCTCTAACGGAGCTTGACTCAATGATACCGTGGGAGAGAGAAATTTACGTTATGCTACTAAATCAGTTTATTGAAGAAGAAAATGAAAGAATAAAACAACGTAATAAACGTGGATAACCAATATGGCAGAAGAACTAGGTCGCACATTAGAGCAATTGACCTCTACAATACAAGAGCAAAATAAAGAGTTAAAGCAAAAAGACTCTATGAAAGAGCTCGATCAGAGTATTACTGCTTTAGAAAAAAGCGGTACTGAAAACTCTGCCAGATTGAGGGAAACATTAACGCAAGTTCAGCTATCTCTTGATAGTGCTACAAATGAAGAGCAAATGGAATTGGCTCGTGAACAATTAGATGCACTTCAAGGATTAGCCGGAACTGAAGAAGAAAATAGAGAATCTTCTAGACGTCAAGAAGAAGCAAATGAGTTTTTGTCTCAACTTGTATCTGGTATTGATGGATTAGCAGATTCTTATGATAAACAATTAGATGCTATGAAACCTTCTGGTGGATTATTAGCTGGTCTTGGTGCTGTGGCATTATTGTTCATGGATCCTGAAACGTTATTTGCTGGTGTTAGAGCCGCAATTGATGGTGTATTTGCTATTGTTGATTCTATTAAAATGTTTTTTGATGGAGACTTTAGTGAAGGATTGGCTTTGCTTGGAGAAAATATTGGAGCTGTAGCTGCGATTGTTGGTACTGTTGCGGTATTATTTGGTGGACGTATTATTCGTTTAGTAGGTTCATTAGTAAAAGGCGTACGAGGAATAATCCGAGCTGTTTCAAAAGTTGGTAGATTTATTGGAGCATTAGCCGGCCGCTTTGGCGGTTTAGTAAAAATCTTTGGTAGACTATTCCTTCCATTTACAATTATTACTGGAGCTATTGGTGCTATTCAAGGAGCAATTGATGGCTTCAAAGAAGATGGTATATTGGGTGGACTCGAAGGTGGTATCTCTGGATTATTAACTACTATTGTTGGTTATCCATTAGACTTATTAAAGAGCGCTGTAGCATGGATTGCTGGTAAGTTTGGATTTGAAAATGCTGAAGCTACTCTAAATGAATTTTCGTTTTCAACGTTGATTAGTGATTCTATTGGTGCTATATTTGATATGGTTAAAGGAGCTTTCGATTGGATTGGAACTCTATTCACAGATCCAGTTGCAGCATTACAAAGCCTATGGAATGGGTTGGTTTCTGGAGCTAATTGGTTAGTTGATATTGTATATGCACCAATTAACGCAGCTATTAACTGGATTTCTGGTCTCTTTGGCTGGGGAGATCCAAATGAGCCTTTCAAATTACAAGATACAATTAGTGGCGCTATAACCGGAGCTGTTACTTGGGTAAAAGATTTATTTACTGATCCAGTAGCTGCTTTAGAAAAGTTAGCAGTTGCTTTACTTGGAGTTGATGGATTACTTGGTGTAATCACTGCGCCTATTGATAAAGCAATCGCTTGGGTTCAAGGATTATTTAATCTAGGAGATCCAAACAGACCGTTCTCTTTATATGACACTCTATATACACCTATTGATAAAACCATTACTTGGTTACAAGGGTTATTCACAGATCCTGTAGCAGCATTACAACAAGCTTGGAATGGATTAGTTGGTGAAGGTGGATTAGTAGACATTTTACTTTCTCCAGTTGATAAAGCCATTGCATGGGTTCAAGGGCTATTTGGCTGGGGTGATCCAACTGAACCATTTAAAATTACAACACTAGTAAAAGATGCTTTTACTTCTGCAAAAGATTGGATTGTAGGTCTATTCACATGGGGATCAGAAGCAGGTACTGGTGAAGATGGGTCTTGGTCGTTATCGACATTTATTCCAACAGCTTTTGCAGATGTAAAAGAATGGTTTATGGGTAAGCTAAGGTTTGCTACTGGATTAGCAGCCGAGGGTTGGACTAATTTAAGTACATTTGTTTCAACTAAATTTACTGAAGCTAAAGACTGGATTCTTGGCAAATTTACATTTGCTGCTGGATTAGCAACTGAAGGTTGGACTAATCTAAAAGATTTTGTTCTTGGTAAGTTCACTGAAGCTAAAGACTGGTTTATTGGTAAGCTAAGCTTTGCATCTGATATGGCAACTGAAGGTTGGACTAACTTAAAAGACTTTGCCTCTTCCAAATTTACCGCTGTAAAAGAATGGTTCACTGGTCTTTTCTCTTGGGCATCTGAAGGATTATCCGATAAATGGACTAACCTTACAGATTTTATAAAAGGTAAGTGGACCTCTGTCAAAACATGGTTTACTGGCTTGTTTACTTGGGCTGCTGAAGCAAGCCAAGAGAATTTCATATTAGACTTATTCAATTCTACTATTGAAAAGGTGAAAACGTTCTTTACGGATCTATTTGATTTCCTACCATCGTTTGAAGATATTAAGAAATCAATAACCGGAATGCTTCCGGATTTTCTACAGCCAGATTCTATTGAAGAACAAAAGGCAGAAATTCAAAATGAAATTGCTGAACACCAAGCTCAAATAGCTGAAGGCGATATGCGCTATGGCGCTGCTAATGTTCTTTCTAGAGAAAACCGTGTAACTGAATTACAAGAAGCATTGTCAGAACTTGAAGGATTAAATAAAGGTGGAATAGTAAATGCTCCAGCTTCTGGTGGATTAGCTATGTTGCATGGTGCAGAAATTGTAGCACCACTTAATTCTCCACAAGGTAAGGTACTAATGGCAATCAATGATCTTATGAATGCTAAGTCTGTTGCTGGTGCCGGTGAATATGGCGGAATGGGTGGACCAATGATTGTTCAAGGCGGAAGTAATTCTTCGAGTAATAATACTAATAACGTATCTACTTCTACTTACACAATTCAACAAGGTATTACACCTGATGACTTCCTCAAACGAGACTTTGTAAACTTCTCGTACTAATAAAAAAGGGACCCGAAGGTCCCTTTTCTCTTATTAGCCTGCAGCTAACTTTTGAAAATAACTCATAGTATCGTCATCATCATTAGATGTTTCTGGTACTGAGTTACTTGTTACTCCAGGCGATGCTTCTACTGGTTCATAACGAGATGGAGCTGGTTCATCAAGAGATACCGACTCTGCTGTAGTCATTACCATATCCTCTTGGCCAAGGACACGGTTCAGCTTAGTTTTAAGTTCATCGTATGTTTTATAGTTTTTAGGATCGAGGAAATCCTGCAAGCTATACAAACGATTGTAAACACCTTCTAGCTTTTCATCGTCATCAGACAAAGCAGAGGCATTTGCAAACTCAGATTTGTCATAGTTACGATAACCCGCAACCTGCTGAATCTTAAGTTTGAAATTCGCACCATCCCAGAAATCAAATGGATTCACCGGATCTTCATCGGCAAACTGCGGTTGCATAACATCCATAATCTTATCAAAGATCTTTTTACCAAACTTATAAAGGAATACCTTACCTTCATTGTCTGGGTTACCTGGATCAGAGACGACTTGAATATTTGCTACGTAATGCAATCGGCGCTTACGATCACGAGCAGTTTGTTTATCCTCTTCACGACCAGAATTCCACAGCACTGAATTCATTTCAGATACTGGATCATTTTGACCGATTGATGTAAGAGAATTTTCGATGTACCAAAGACCTGATGGACCTTGGAAACCGTGATCCCAATAACGAACCCAAGGGAGATCCTCGCCTTCGGGTGCTGGTAGGAAACGAATTACTGCGTAACCATTACCTGCTTTATCGACTGTTGGTTTCCACAAACGCTCATCTGCATAAGATTGCTTTTGTTGTCCACCACCACCTGCGGCTTCTGCTGCTTTAGTAAGTGTATCGATAGAACTGCGGTTACGTTTTAGATTTGAAAAAGACATATATTTCTCCGTATGTTTTTGTATTTACTGAATTATCCACATTCACATAATATAAGTATTATACACCAAAATCACTCTGATGTAAACACCTTAAGAACAATAGTTTTAGCTTTTTGTAAATCATATTGAACAAAAGGTGAATATTTACGAATCTTTCGTGAGACATCTGGCCACACAATAGTTTCGCTTATTTCTTTATTAGCACGATTCATAAATCCTGTAAGTTGATTTAGAATTACTACTGACTCTATATTTATATCATCGCCAAGATAAGCAGTGATAATATGAGGATGACCATCCGATGAATTAAGCACTTGATCTAAATTACCTAGATTAGCTAGTGTGTTCATGTCATTTTCGAATGTATAACCTAATGACTGCATGCGCTTTTGATAAGACTTATAAATGTCTTCATCTTCAATCATTTCACCAATCCAAGTTTTATCTTGAATAAAGTGCGCAGCATAATAATTGATTAGTTCTTTAGCACTATCGAATTTTCTACCAACCTTTGCAAAGAAATATTTGTCTTTTCGTTTCCAAAAAGATTGTGGCTTTACAGAAGTCTTATAATTGTATTTGATAGCGTCATAACTATCAGACTCAAAATGTAGCTTCATAGATTGATAAAAACGAAAAGCGTCGTATGGTTCCATAATCATATTGGTAAGGTTGCTGTGTTGGAGTCTTTAATCATATTTAGACGGTGAGCTTCTGCTGTAATCTTATCTTTTAAATTAGGAGTAATTACTCTGCCAACGTCTTCAACTGGAAACTCGAGATCGTCGCAAACTTCGAGAATTGCGTCTAAATACGAGAGCTGAAACTTATTTACTTTTTTTTCTACAGCTGTAGAAAATCTTTTCTTTGTAAGTATTTTACCTTCTAGCATTTTAGAATTAGTTCCAACGATAGTATTTGTGAGTTCCGATTTGTGTAGTGTAGTTAAGGGTTTTGGCCCAAGTTGGTCGAACATAGTTAGCATGATAATGTGTTGCTCCTTCTGTAATATCAATATTGTTATACCATAAAGCAAGTGTTTCACGGACCACTATCTTAACTTTATTTTCTAATTCCTCATTAACCATTCTATCTGATTTGCCATCGCAATACCAACTAAACTGGCATTGATTGCGAATCATATTACCATTAGAGTTTTGTCTACCTTGATAGACTACTCCACAGATACTATTTGGATACCGAGGATCTTCAGTTCGATTGAGCACTACATTAGTAACACCCATCACTGAAGCGTACCCATCTGAACGAGCTTCAAAGTATCCATTTTGAATTAAGCACTGAAGTTCTTTATTGGTAATGTCTTTAATACCTTCAGCGGCTACCGGTCCAGCACTCGCAATAAGACACAATCCGAGTTTAGTCGCCCATTTGGTGAATTTGTTTTTGTAGTCAAAGTTTGCCATAATGTATCTACCTGTTTTGGTGTTTTATTCTGCACGATTGGAAGAAACTCATCTGGTTTTCTTAGTTTAATTTTACGAGACTCTTCTCCAACATTTTGTAGGGTTGTACCTTTTACCTCAAATCCCTTTGCAGCACTTGAGATATATTCACTCAATTCTTTTGTTTTTATGTTAAAGACATATAGTCTCATAGATCCAACAATTGTTATTGGTAAAATAGAAGTAATCTTAAAGCCTAGATCTTCTTTAAGATACTTAAGCTTAGATACTTGTTTATCAGCAGCTCGTGGTTTAGGCATACGAGTCTTACGAGTAGCTTTGGCAGAAGCTTTAACTCTATCTAGATCAGCAATCATTTCTTCGATCAACTTGATCCGACGGCGAAGAACCGTCCGCTTAATATGTGAATAACCTTCAACGGCTTGCTCACAACGTTTATGATAAGCGTCTCCGAAATCTAATAGCCAACCTTCAAGTCTTTTCAGCACCGGAGCTGTGTGTGACCCGCTCAAACCGTGGAGCTTGAAACAGTTGTACATATTAAATTCTGGTTCTTCGCCGTCAATCCACACGTCTTCCAAATCATCCAAGTCAGTCATAACTGTTTCTTGAATTTTATGGAAAAGACGCTGTTGAGGTGTAAGCACAATAACATTAGACGCCGCTGTGTCAGCTTGTGCTTTTTCCTCAAGGATTGTTTTACCTCTTTCAATAAGCTCATTATAGAACTCGTTAATACGCTCAATCGATTTTGAGTAAGCTTTAGGTAATTCTTGTTCAAGAGTTTTGACCCAGTAAATTGCTGCGCCGTGTAGTGAGTACATATAGAAATTATACTCAGCATTTGCAAGAATAGCTTTGGCATCATCTTTTGAAAAAGTTTGTTTTACATAAGATTTAGTAACATTGGAGATTTCCTTACGGTCTGCTTCCATATGTACATAATATTTAAATGCTTCGAAGCCATCGTTAAGTGGAGCACCTGCTAGACCTGTCTTTGGTCTAGCGCGAACTTTTACTTTTTTACGAGCTGCCATAGCTATTTCTCCTTAGTGAATATATTTATATTCTATCACAAGTAACTGAGAATGTACACCCTTTTTTTAAACTTTTTGAAAGTTTTTTACAGTTTCTACTTTAAATGAACGCCAATCTTCTAGACCAGTATCGAATACTCGAATGGCTTTCAAAACAGAATCCAATCCTTCGCGCAGCTCAGGAGTGTCATCACCTTTTGGCATCTTATTACTTGGAATAAGATCCATACTCAAAGTGCATTTCATTACACGAGTGTCACCATTTACTTTTGTAAAGGTTACTTCACATTCACTTTCTCGCAGTGCTGCAAGCATATTTTCTTGAGTTAGTTCCATACTATAAATTCTCCGTACGTTTGGAATTGACATTAATTTCTTCTCATGGCCGCATAATGTTTCGGATCATCTCCCCTTCCGACAGGGACGATGTTTGACTTGTGCATTGTTGCGATTCCGACAATGTAGTCTCCTGAGTAGACTGGAGACTCTTTTTTCGCTCCTGATCCAGGTATGCTTTCCGTCGAGAGGCTTGGATAATTCGCTGTCGGGCGAGTTGGTTTGGATTCTTCCGGTTCATAAGGTACAAACTCCGATTTTTTCTTTTTCATAGTGCCCATACGATAATCAACATAATCTTGCAAAGTATCAAACTGGCACTTGTGCATATTCTTACGTCGCATATCTTTATTATAGGCTCTCCAATCACGCTCCATTTGAGCGTTATCAATCTTTTTCTTTTTCTGCCTACGCTTCTTAGTAGAGAGTGTAGACATACCTCTTACTAGATGCATAGTCATATTAGTTATTCTCCAACAACCACATACATTCAACTACTTCGTCAGATGTACTATATCGATCGCTGCATCTTTCAAAGTTAGTAGTAACTAGACTGCTAGCAATTACCATAAGAAAGATAGCAAGGAGAAAACCCATTAAGACACCAAAAATTATATCAAAGTTTTTCATGATTAATCCCAATCGTTATCAAATTTAGTTGTGTAGTGAAGAGTTTCGCCATAATATTCTTTGGCGTATTTAGAAGCATCAGTCCAAGCGTTGATGTTGTCACTATCATAGCCAGCGATTTCTTTATCAAAGGCATCTTGTACAGCTTTGCGCTTAGGCTTTTCTTCAACATCACTCCAACGGCGAACTTTGGATCCTTGAGCCGCAAGTTTCTTTTTGAAAGCAGCTGCACTATCGCGCTTTTGTGCTACCTTTTTGATAAGTGCCAAACGATCTGCTTTTTGTTGAGCTGTCATAGTCATATTGTGTTTCTCCATCATCAATTTATAAGGTATTCTACCATAAGTCTCTAGGAATGTAAACCCCTAAAGTGCATTTTTTTCAAACTTTTTTCAAAAGTCCCAGAA